TTCTAAAGAGGGACAAGGGTATCTGCTACCTCTGTGGTGGTAAGAACGCCGACACAGTAGACCATGTAATCGCAGGGAACGATCACTCTCTTAGCAACCTCGCTGCGGTTCACGATCGAGTTTCTCCTCATTGCCATCGATACAAGTCTTCTGCCGAAGGCCACGCAGCCAAACGATAGGTAACTAAAGGCCTAGTAAAAGACTTAGATAATTTTCGCACCACCAAAAGGGGGAGTATCCCCCCTCCCCTCCCGAGCGGCGGACGGCGTAGTTAGTCCACGCACACCACCGCGAAACTCATAGGGGGGGGATAGGGTAAAAAACCCAAAACCGCAGGGTTATACGGCCGCATGGCCAGACAGGAATGGCCGCATGGCGACAGGAAGACCAAACGGAAGACCTCCGAAGCCGATCGAGCAAAAGCGTAAGAGCGGTAATCCTGGTCATCGACCATTACCGGATCCGCCAGCAGTAGGCAAAGGCTTACCAGCAGCGACGAAAATCCCGAATCCTCCAAGCCTCGGTTTGGACGGCCTCGAACTCTGGAAAGAAATCTGGACAGAGGGAAAGACTTGGCTCTCTCCCGAAGCCGACCAGCACTTCGTGATTATGCTTTGCCAAGCCCACGACGAAGCCGCAATGATTCGGAGAGCTTTGGATCTCGGTGAAGTGAAACGCTTTTATGTTCTCTCGAATGGGCAGCAAGTAACGCACCCTTATGTGAAACAACTTCAGGAACTTCGATCCCAAATGACCGCTTGGCTCTCGAGTCTTGGCTTTTCGCCAACAGATCGTGCTAGGCTCGGCCTAACTGAAGTTCGACAGGCCGATGCTCTGGACGAACTCACTAGAAGAAGAGCAGAACGAAAGACAGTAAACGGATGACCGCGAAACAAGTAATCTCCGACCTCGAAATCCACGAAGTCGAACTAGGCAGCCTAAAGGCTTTCCGAGGTAACGCCCGAGTCGGTAATGTTACGGCGATCGCAGAATCTCTAAAGACCAATGGGCAGTTCCGCCCTATCGTTGTTCGTCGTGAAACCTCCGAGATTCTCGCAGGTAACCACACTTGGAAGGCCGCCTCTCAACTCGGCTGGAAGACCATAAAAGTTTCTTTTGTTGATGGAGTTAGCGATGACGAAGCGACAAAGATAGTTCTAGCAGATAACCGCAATTCGGATCTCGCATCCTATGACGAAAAGGCATTAGCGGTTCTACTAGATTCCCTCGATGGCGATGTTATCGGCACAGGGTTTTCACCAGAAATCGTTACAGGTCTACTCGGGCAACTCCAAGGAGAATCCCCAATCGTTCCAGACTTCCTTCCAGAATCGGACGATGCCAATCCGAAGCTAGACCAGCGAGTTTCTCACCCTTGCCCTTCGTGCGGCGATCTCTTCGTGATGGTAAATGGCAAACCTCAACGCTTCTAGCCTGGTCGTTGCTCCTTGCTCTCACGATGCCGCAAGATTCGCGGTCGAGAATTGGCACTATTCGAAATGCCTTCCTTCGGGAAAGCTAATCAAGTTCGGTGTCTGGGAGGACGGCAACTTCATCGGTTGCGTAATTATCTCCCGAGGAGCATCGCCCTTTTTAGGTAAGTCGCTCGACCTGGACCAGACCGAAATTTGCGAACTAACTCGAGTCGCTATGACGACACACCGAGTTCCGGTTTCCCAAGTAGTTGCGGTCGCTCTGGCTAAACTAAAAGAGTCGAATCCGAAGATGCGAGCCATCGTTTCATTTGCCGATCCAAAAGAAGGCCATGTCGGAGGAATCTACAAGGCTGGCAACTGGATTTACACAGGGCAATCGAACGAAGTTATCGAGTATTTCATCGATGGCCGATGGAGGCACACAAAGAGCGTTTACCACCATCCCGAACGCACGATCGCACCAAAAAGAGTTGCTCCGTCGAAATACCGCTATGTTTATCCGCTCGATAAGCAAATGCGGCGAATAGTAGAAAAGCAAAGATTGCCGTATCCGACGGCATAACTTGCGGAAGAGGTTTCAGAGGTGAAACGGCCAGATTCCTTCTGGCAGAGGTAAGTTCGATCCTTACCTTCCGCTCTAACCAAACAAAAAGGCCGCTATGAGTGAAATTGATCCAACGAAAGTTGAGCAGGTAATTTCGGCAATCCGTTCGGGATCCGATTTAGAAACCGCTTGTGCTTTCGCCGAAGTTTCCGCCGCTCTAATGTTTAGATGGCTCGAGTTCGGTCGCCGAGAGTCCGATCGAATCGCAATCGGGGAGAAGCCCGATAAGGCAGAGGCAAAGTTCCTAGATTTATGGAACGCTCTAAAGAAAGCCCGAGCCGAAGCGGTAGTGCGAAATGTAGCTTTTATCCAAAAGGCCGCCCAAGATGGAAGTTGGCAAGCAGCCGCATGGTGGCTCGAGCGGACAGTTCCAGAGCAGTTCGGTAAGCAAACCGCGAAACCTGCGGTCGAGAATCAGGCACAGAAGCCTCTCGAGGGATAACTCTTATGGGTGTCTTACCACCGCCAGATCCAATCTGGTCGCCAGCCTGGTCCACTCCGTCGAACTCGGACTTTACTCGAGGACAGTTAGTAACCGATTTTGCTTCCTTGCTTCTAAAAGCCTCCCGAGGTTTCAAGGCTGGAGAGCCTCTCGAGTTTACGGCTTGGCAGCGATGGCTTATGGATCGACTCTTCGAAGAGAATCCCGAAACCGGACTCCTTCGTTACCGCAGAGCAGTAATCGGTTTACCAAGAAAGAACGGCAAAAGTTTGCTTGGCACCACGATTGCTCTGGAACATTTGATTTACGGCCAGCAAGGTGGACAGATTTATTCGGCCGCAGCAGACCGCGCACAGGCCAAAATCGTTTTCGGTGAAGCCCGAGCGCAGGTTCTCAACAATCCGACTCTCTCGAAGATTGTGAAGGTTTATAGGGATGCTCTCGAGTATCCAGCAAACGGATCGGTTTACAGAGCTCTTTCCGCCGATGCTCAAAGGGCGCATGGTCTAGCACCTTCCCTTGTAGTCGCCGACGAACTTCACGCTTGGGCTTCTTCAGCCTCGAATCAAAGAGGCGATGAACTTTGGTCGGCACTTACCGAAGGTTCGGCAGACCGCCCAGAATCCTTAGTGGTGGGAATTACCACCGCAGGAGGGAACACCGATACTCTTCTAGGCCGACTCTATGAGCATGGCAAACAAGTAGTCGAGTCCGGTGGCGAGGTCGATCCGCAGTTCGGTTTCTGGTGGTGGGAAGCCGCCCAAGATGACGATCCAACCGACTTCGATGTTTGGCGAAAAGCAAACCCAAACCTTGCCGAAGGTCTACTCGACCAAGGCGACTTCGAAGCCTCTATCGCTTCCGCAGGTTCGGCAGGTTTCGCAGGATTCCAGCGTTACCGCCTAAACCAATGGGTTCGCCTCGCAGGTGAAGACTTTATTTCTCCGCACCATTGGAGCGAAGCAAAAAGAGATTCGGGAATCCCTCTCGGAGCAAGAATAACCGCAGGGTTCGACGGCTCGGTTAGTGGAGATGCCACAGGCCTAGTCGCTATGGATGTAGCAACAGGAACGATGAAGGTTCTAGCAGTTTTCGAGCCAGATCCGACAGATCCCGAGTGGACAGTTAGCCGAGATGATGTAAACGCCGCAATCCGTAAAATGTTTACGAATTACGATGTTGCGATGCTCTGGTGCGATCCCTCATTCTACGAACCGGATGTGCTAACCTGGTCGCAAGAATGGAAGAACCGAGTCGAGCGAATCCCTCCGACTAACCACCGAATCGCACCGATGGCCCAACAATTTATCGCCGATCTAGTATCTAAGGACATTGGCCACGACGGAGATCCTACTCTTCAACGCCATGTCCTAAACGCAGTAGCAACGGAAGCAGGATCCTTCCGTAAAGAAAAGAAATCATCCCCAAGAAAGATCGACCTCTTGGCTTGTGCCGTTCTTGCGAATGGTGCTAGGCATCAAGTCGGCGACCGCCAACCTAAAAACCGAAAGGTAACAGTTCTGTGAGCCTAACAAGCAGCGAGTTTGAGCTAATCGAACGCCTTATCCAAAAGTTGGCGAAGCACCACCTCGGCAATGAGGTAAAAGAGTCTTATTACGAAGGTAAGCAGCGACTCAAGGATCTTAACATTTCGATCCCTCCGACTCTAAAGTTAGTAAACTCGGTAGTCGGTTGGGCTGGAACGGCCGTCGATGTTCTCGAAGAACGCCTCGACTTCGAAGGCTACATTGGCGGCGATGCTTTCGGCCTCAATGAGATTTATCGAGCAAACGAACTAGACCTCGAATCCGGTCTAGGCCACAAGGATGCTTTGGTTTACGGCACAGGATTCGTTGTAGTCGGTAAGGGAATGGCTGGAGAAGCCGATCCTCTAATCACTATCGAATCTCCGCAGAAAATGACGGCAATCTACGACATGAGAACTCGCAGAATTGCTGCCGCTCTCCTGGTCGATTCCGATGATGCTGGCGACATAACTCGAGGCTCTCTTTACCTCGCAGACCAAACCATTTTCTTCGAGCGAGTAAACAACAAGATTTATGAGGTTTACAGGGATGTTCACCAGTTAGGTCGAGTTCCTGTTGCTCCTCTTATCAACAATCCTCGATCGGGAGATCCTTACGGCCGCTCCGAGATTACTCGAGCAGTTCGTTCTTACACCGACTCGGCTATGCGAACCCTTCTAGGTGCGGAAGTAGCTCGAGAGTTCTACTCTTCACCGCAGCGTTTCATCCTCGGAGCAGAAGAAGACATTTTCCAAGACAAGGATGGGAATCCTCTAAACCCTTGGTCGGTTATCCAAGGTCGAGTTCTCGGAGTTCCTTTCAATGACGACGATAAGGTTATGCCGCAGGTTGGCCAATTCTCGGCAAACTCCCCTGCTCCTTACTTCGACCAAATTCGTGCTTACGCCCAACTTATTGCGGCCGAAACGGCAATCCCTGCCTCTTACCTCGGATACCAAACCGATAACCCTTCGAGTGCCGATGCTATCCGCCAAATGGAGGCTCGACTAATCAAGAGAGCGGAACGCCGCCAAAAGCAATTCGGCCGAACCTGGTCGGAGGTCGCAAAGTTGGCTCTTCTAGTTCGAGATGGATCTATCCCTGCGGAAGCGGTAAACATTCGCCCTATCTGGAGAGATGCCTCGACTCCGACTCGAGCAGCCTCCGCAGATGAAGCGGTAAAGCTAATCTCGGCAGGTGTCTTGCTACCGGACTCGGAAATCACTTACGCCCGAATC